GAGCCACTGTGATCCCAACGGCTCATTAAATCTTGTTTCAACACATCAAAAGCCTCGTTTAAAAGCTCATCTTTGAGGAGGCGCTTGGCGTGTTCCTCTCTTCTTTCGTCAGACAAGGCGTCGTTTCCCCCCTCCTTTTTTAGGACGTGGCTTACCCTTGCGAGAGGCTACATTGTAGGTTTTGGCCCAATCCTCCGCTGACTTTTTGGTCTTAAATAACCTCGTCTTGCCTCCGTAGGTCGCCTGATAACCATTCGCTACTTTCGTAACTGCCATTATGTTGCTCCTATAGCCACTGGCCTTTTCTGTTCGGCCTCGAGTTTAAGCTCTGCAACCTTAAGCTGCGTTTCTACCTGTAGAGCCGCCTGCTCTAACTGTAGTTTCTGGGCCTTTATCTGCATCTCGGCCATCTTTATCTCCAACTCCTTCTGCTTGATCTGCGACTCGGAGGCCATTGCTTGTTCTTTAGCATTAGGCTCCTGCTGCTGCGATGGGTCGGTTAAGAAATCTTGTACGTTGACGAATCCCATGTTCCTGACAACCTGTGCACCAATGTTGTACAAGTTCTGCTCGTTCACTATACCCAGGCCACCACTAAGGGCCTGTGTGGCGAATTGTATGAGCTGTGACAAGTGCATAAGCTGTTGATCCCTGTTTCCATGCCCAAGGCCAACAGATACGGTGCAGTCGTATTTCTCTTTCCAGGAAGAAGGGTTAATAGGTATCCATTCCCCCCGGATGTTTATAACTGTCTCGCGATCCTGGTTTTTCTGGAGCAGTTCATAAATGACAATCATTAACTCCTTAACTCCGGTCTCTGCGAAGTTCCGGGCTATCAGTTCAACACGCTGTTGAGCGGCTGTCATAACCTGGGCCACTGCTGAAGCCGTTGTATGGGATGTTAATGCGTTATCATTTAACCCCTGAGTATTCTTTGATACACCGGAGCGAGACTCCCTTATACCATCCAGATACTCAAGCATCTGGAAAGAATAAGGTTGAAGAGAGGGAGTAGCCAGAGGCGTAACAGCGTTGGGGGATTTGACCCTGACTACCCCTCCCGGTCTTTGCGTTAGCAGATCATCGAGGTTTGCTTGCCCTTCAAGAACTGCGTAACGGCCAAAGTTTTGATTGTACATATTGTCCATCAGGTTACGCATCAGGGTGCTCTTTATGAGCTGAAGCGATGAAACCTGATCAGCAACCGATAGGCCGAAAAACTTGTGTGGTATCCTAATGGGGCAGAGCGATATAAACGGAATCGAGTCTATCGGCTCATTGGCTAGAACTGTGCTCCCGACTGTGCAGACCTTTCTGAGTTCTGCTATTCCATCCCCATCGTAATCTGTCCTGATGTAGTTCTCNTGTAACCAATATATACGAAGTGATTCCTCAAGCTCACTTGGCCCCCATCCAACATCAGCAGAGGAGGACATATCAAAGTCGTACCTAGCCTGACGCTCTCCAGAAAAAGCCTGCGCGGTGTCGTCCCCTATACCAAGCTCGTCAGCATCTACATCATAGCCCATTTCCCTTAACTCGGAAAGGGTCTTCCTTACGCGATGGCATACAAAGCGAGCATCCTGTATGCTTTTGGATTCCCTGTTGATCAGGAACTCGGAGGGGGGAACGTTCTCTATGCTTACCTTCCCGTTCGAGTTTAACCTCTTAATGACTATGTTGTGAAGCTTTTCAGATGTATACTCCCCGGTCATGTCGTCCATATTTGAGACAATGTGAGGACTGTGAGCAATAACCTCAACGCCTTCCTCNGCTAACAGGGCATCAAGCTCTAGCTCTGTAAGATCATTGTACTCTTCCCGGTTCCACTCCTCTTCCTCATTCCACCATACCTTGACGATCCCATTCTTGGAAAGAAGGGCATCGGTAAACCAGTTATAAAGTATCTCCCACCCTGGATTAGCCTTCGTAAAGACGTAGTTTACATAATCCGTAGCCTGCTTCGCCATGTCCACGTCTTCCGGGCCTACTGGGGCAAACTTAACCATGTCGTCGCCAGAGGCAAACACCCTCATTAGGGAAGGCTTAATCCACTCGATTGTGTCCTGGACGGTGGAGTCTACAAATTGCGAACGCCCATCTATCTCATTACCAAATGGAAGACCATAGTAGTACTCCATAGCAGTCTCGCGCTGCTTTGAGATCTCGTCCCCATAACCAAGAGAATCTGTGATCTCATTCTGTATTCTGGCTACGAGTGCTTCTTCTGAAACTGCTTCTTTAGGCATACGCTGCTTGTCTCTGTTGTTCTACCTGTGAAAATGTAGGTATTCCTTGTTTCTTAAAGAATTCCATAAGTATCTTCTTTACCTCAGGGTCTCCGATTGGAATCCGCATCATCATCTTGTTGGCTCTGTTCGCGTGTGGACCAACCTCTACAGGAACTCCAAGCACCTGTCGAGCTGTTTTGGGCATATAGGCATCATAGATCTTTTTCTTTCCTGAGCCTACGTCCTCTGTTCCCGACCACTTGTTGACTATTTCTTCCCCTACCGGCCACNCGACGTAGTCGTAGTTGTTCTCTAGGGCAAACCTCACAGCCTCTACCAGGGCGTTACCAGCCCAGGATGACGGTTCCATTCTGGGTAAAAGAGGCTGATTACGCTGACGCTCGTAGCCTCCAGGTGCTAGTCTGTAGGGACGTCCGATATCGCCGGATCTTAAAAGGGTGTCATGGTATGCAAGCTCTCCCAGATCGTGAGCAGTTCTCCGCATTGCTTCAACGGCAAACGGATCGCGTCTCTGGAGCCTATCGAGAGTCGGCTCGGGCGAGCTTGGGTCTTCAATGTCCTGACCCACCCTGCCGTAACCATAAGCACTGCCAAACTGATGAACATCCCCCTGCATCTCGCCGATAAAAAGCTCTTTTATTGCCCCTGTAGGCTTCCAGTCAGGTCTTTCAATGGGATTGTACTCTGCTTCTGTGGTGAGCATACTTGCGATCAGGTTGTGCTCTCCTGGTAAATCATGCCCTGCCGTAGCCCAGTGCCCCATCTGTTTATAGATAGGTGGGTACTGCTCACCACCGAATTCAACTCCCTCCACATACCTCCTGGGTACAAACTTCTCGGGAAGCGGATGACCGGCCTGTTCCCACATCTTGGCATCAGCGGAATCAATAGGGTGTTCGCCAAGCATTGGAGGAAGTCGTCTAGTGCCGAAGTAGGCTGATCTTACATCAGCCCCCTCATCATCAAACTCATCCGTAGCAGCGTCCCAGTTGTAATACAAAGCGTCGTGCTGCATTCTTTCCTCTTCACCACTACCTACAGTGATAAGAACCTCTCGCGGTTTCTCTGTTCCACCCTGGATGTCAGCAATCCAACGACCATGACGGGTTGTATACTGACTCCACTGTGGATCAAACTCCCCTCCTCCAAGATTGACAACCTCCTGTGGGAAATACTCCTCAAGATCGTCTCTCAACTTGGTTCGAGCAAATTCGGTAGCCTCGCTGAGATCTCTGTATGTTCTCATCTGAGAGTCGGCTCGCGGAGCACCCTCGTCGAACCCAGATAACTCGTTTCCCCAAGAGACGTGCCAGTCGCTGGCGCGTGACCAAAAGCGCTCAAAGTTACTTACGGCCTCCCTGTTTAAGATAGAATCTGGAGTACCAGCATCCCATTCATCCTCGGGATAACGGAATAGATCACGCGCAACACGCATCCAACCAGGGTCTTCTGAAAGGTTGTCAAGCTCTGGTTGCTCTGACCATTCAGCGAGAGACTTACCCTTCCAACCAAACTCGTTAGCGTACTCCATTGCTTTTTTCATCGCTGACGNCGCAACGAAGCGGTACTGCTGTTCAACGTACGGTGTCAAGGGAGAGAAATTGTAGTATGAATCCCACTCTGTGGGGTTGTAGCCCCCGGTGTTCCTCATCTCTATAACTCTGCCTTCCGGGAGTCTTGGGCCAGTAAGGTCTTGTCTTACCTGGGCAAAGATGTCCAGTAGGTCGCCTCTGGCCTTATTCTCATACGAGGCTGGGGTAATAACCTTGTTGATAGTCTTAAGCGCATCCAAAGCCGTCCTTGAAACCGCAGGAGATCGGCTTAAATATGTCCTGGTTCCGTATTGGTACAGGTCAGTTAATTGCTTGACAGCATCAGTAAACCCGGCTCGGGTGGTCTTTAACTTGACCCAGGTATCCGATGTACCTGTCTCCTCCGTAATCGGAGTGCGAGGGACCATAAACTCAATATCCCAATTTGGTTGATCAGTGTAGACAGAGTGCTCTTTCTCGATCATTCCAAGTTGTTGATGGGTAACACTGATTGAGGGTTTATCAGTAGCAACAAGCCTAACCCTTCCCTCGGATACTGCAGTACTCAGAACAGATTCATTCCAGTTCTCCCAGCCCATCCCCAAACGTATATTAACCAGGGACGAGGCAGA